CTTTCCGTCGCCCATTGGTGACAGCATAGAAAGACGCGTTAGGCTTCCGTCTGGAAGCCGAACGAAGTTCGGTCTCGTAGATACAAGTGCGAGGACTTCGCGCTTGCTGAACAAGTAGGAGACGAGTCGCAGTGTAATCCTGTCGCTAGCATCTTTTAAATCAAGCGTTGCCCAGTTTCCGGCATAAGAACCGGAGAATGCGCATTCCTGATTGGGATGCTGACTATAGGGTTTCCAACAACGTCTCATCCAACTACTTCGTACGAAGTCTTTGATACAACCGTCTATCCCCGTTTGGAGGAAGATGGCTGCACAAGGACTGATAAACACTCCCCTAGGACCTTTCCAGGTCTTTGGGACGAGTGCTAGTTTCGCTATGACCTGCGACTCTTCGCGCACCAATGGTGCAATTTGAGAAGCCGCGTCCGCAGCGATCGACGAAGCCCACATCCAGTCTTTGGGTACAAACCCCGCGAACTGTTTGTAATCCGTAAGGATGCCATAAGACTTATCGCTAAGTTTATAGCCCTCGAAGGTAGCACCTGGGCCGTGATGAGCGCGTTTAGCAACGTGCTCAAAGCGGAGATCCAGATACTTTCCTTTACAGATCTGTCCGTCTGCCGTCTCACGACAGCTACAACGAACAAGATAACGAGCAAGACGTAAGATATTGTCTCTAACGTCTGGTCGATATATGTGGTTTTCATGTTCAATTCGCAGAAACGACTTAATGTAAGCCTGTTCCTGCTCCTTTGTATGTTTCCTCTTTACTTTTAGTAGGAAGCTTACGATCTGGTAAACGTCTCTAAACTGTTCAACTTTGGAGAGATCCCAATTTACTCGGGGTCCCCAAGCGTCGTAGCCACCATCCGTACGTTCGGTCTTTAAGACTGAGTTGCGGCGGTAACTCCAACTATTGAACCATTCATTAACGTCAGTTTGATCTTCTATCCTACCTAACTCGGCGAAGCGTAGCACAACTTTTTTAGCTGCGTCTAGCTCGTAGTTGCTTGGCTCGCGCCAAACGACCAGTCCGAGGTCCAAGCACAGGAACTTGAATATAGATATATTATTCATATTAAACGAGTGTCTAATACCCTGCACTACTGATACAGCTTCGAGTTTTTAATTCGAAGGTTAAGACGACCCTCGCTAGGCGAGGGCCGTGTGGTCGCGGCGGAATTAAGTTTCCCCGCGATACTGAGCGTCAATCTTTGCACCGTTATTTGCGAGCATGTCTCCGTAATGGAGGCAACACATCGCACGGTACTCGGTCAACGTCAT